ATAATAAGTTCCAGCAATATCAGTAATCCCATTCCAGACATTACTTGCATGACTTGTATATGCAGTCCACATGTTACCTTCTTTCTCATTACTGGCTTCAATTACTAGACCCTTTTTTACCTCTTCATTCTTTGTACTTAGGAAATCCCCATATGTTTCTTCAATTTCGTCTGTATATCCATCTGTTCTCATCCATGCTTGTTTAGGTTCTCCTGTAGCCTCTACATAATTGGATACTGCTACTTGAGTATCCTCATGCATATTCTTTTGGTCTTCTGGACTTAGATATTCTTTATTTGTTTGTCCATTGACTATTGGTGGAGTTATTTCTGCTTGATCTACTTTTCCGTTGGTGTATATTGGCGCTCTGTTAAGTTTTAATTGACCTTGATCATCTACTGGTCTAATTGTAGTATCGCTACCTCTCTTATGGAATGTCTTATATTCTTCTACAGTACCGTCTGGTTTACCTTGTTGGATTTTATGTCCAGTATCTATTTCCGCACCAAATTTAGAGTCGGCTATTAGCCGTGCTCTATCTTCTGCTGTAATTATTCTAGAAGCGTATGCAGCCATTATGCTCGCCAGTTAAATGCTCGGTGTTTAGGGTACTTTCTTCCAGTTTTATGTATAAATTTTTCAGTGGGCAAAAGGGATATTGCACCCCAATCTTCATCATCAGGTACTCTATGTTGATTTCCTATACCAGAATAGTGATACTTATGTAAACTATTTTTAGGCACAGTCGTACCTTTATTTAGTAAGCCATTCGCAACAGCGTCTCTATAATCGGGATTTATATAATGTAAGTTACATCCTAACCACCCATCCCTGTCCATTCTTAATACAACTGCTAGGGGTTGAACATCCCAAAATTCATATTTGTCTGGGTGTGTTACACCATAGGAAAAGAAGTACATACCATACCTTTCAAATCCTGATGTGTCACTTAGACTGGTTTCGCTTTCTTGTTTAGCTGACAAGGCACCTTCTAATTGTGAGACATACCAGTCTCCACTCCTGAATTTACCGCCTGCTGCTTTTTTAATGTCTTCTGCGATCATACTATTCCTAGTTCTTTTTCTGTCATGATCTTGAATTCATATTTTCTATCAGCACAGTAGGACTCTGCTGCTTTCCACTTTGCCTGATTAACAACGTATGTTTGTACTTCATATGCCCATGATTTAGTTCTCTTTTTAGGATTTTTCTTGGGCATTTTTAGTTGTTTTGCTGGTTTAACTTCAATAACCACATTTCTCATTTTACCCTGTGCGTCTCTATATTTGATAAAGAAGTCGGGAAAGTACCTATGCACTCTGTTATCTAGGGGACTTTTATAAGGAATCCAAAATTCTTCTGATTGCCATTGACTTATACTCTCAGTTAGATCGCAATATTCCATGAACTTTTTCTCCCAAAGTGACCTATAAATGATCCCCGTCGGATCACCCTTGTACTTCTTTGGTCGTTTTGGACGAAATTTCCCCTTATAAGCCATAAAAACTCATATACATAGTATGATAGAAGTCATATTTTATTTAGATGGCCCAACTTCAAAAAAAGTATTTCCCTAAAGATCAGTTAGTTGCAAGAGCAACAACTTCTGATCTCAACTCTGGATATGAGGCTATATTAGACGAAGGTGATAAGGATAAGTTTAGTTCAATGTTGTATAATAAGGACTCCTTTGCTGAATTGCAAAGTTTCCAGAATGCTTTAGGTGCTCCTGCTTTATCAAACTTCTTTAAAGTATCAATGGATCTGGCTCCAGAAAGTACGACCCCTATAAGGAATTTTCCTGGCGATTCTGAGAATGTAACAATAACCAAACCAGAGGAAGAGGTTGTAGCTAATGGTTTAAACCAATGGTTGACTAGTGCTGGTGTTCTTGGCCCCAATGATCCAAAGATTAGATACGAACTATTGGCGAATGAAGCGATGTTGCCTGGCACATCTATGTCGGTAGCTCAAGAACAAGGTAGTAGGCAAGGAATAAGAGAGAGATTTGCTACACAAAGACAATACACAGATATTGCTATAAGTTTTTATGTTTCTTCTGATTATAAGATCTTGAGATTATTTCAAGAGTGGATTAATTTCATGAATCCTTTATATGTTACTCAACAGGGTATAAAACCTCCACATGCATTTCCTGGCGGATATCCCAATAATGATGAGGGTTATGCCTATCATAGGTTTAGGTATCCAACTGAATATAAGAAGAATATATCAGTTACTAAGTTTGAAAGAAATATGGGAACTGGTAAGGATAAGGGTGGTAGACATAATTTATCTGCTATACAATCTAGGAGAGGTGTAGATTATAGACCTGATGCTATCAGTTATAACTTTATTAATTGCTTCCCTACATCTATACAGGATATTCCATTAAACTATCAGGCTGGACAAGTATTGCAATGTCAAGTAGAATTCAGTTACGACAGATATTATATTGTTAATAGTAATGGTTTACCTCAAAAGGATACTCCTACTAGGGGTGGAGAGATAAGTAGTGGTTCTGATCGGAGAGGAGTACCATCTACGCAATCTGGCCTATCTCCAAGTGGAATCGCCTAAAACCCTGATATATACTATACTGAATAAATTATTATGCCTTTACCAACCATTACTACGGCTCAGTATGAGTTGAAGTTGCCTTCTACAGGGAAGACTATCAAGTACAGACCATTTCTTGTAAAAGAAGAGAAGATTCTAATACTTTCGCTGGAATCCGAAGATCAAAAACTAATTACCAATGCTGTCAAACAAGTTTTAAAGGCTTGTGTATTGACTAAGGGTATTAAGATCGATCAACTACCAAGTTTTGATATCGAATATCTATTCTTAAATATTCGTGGCAAATCTGTTGGTGAATCGATTGAACTCCTTGTTACATGTGGTGATGATGGCAAGACTGAGGTTCCTGTCAATGTCAACATTGATGATATAGAGGTTCGTAAAGATCCAAATCACACTCCAGATATTGAAATCGATGAAGATTATAAAGTGAGGATGAAGTATCCCTCAATGAGTCAATTCATAGAGACTAACTTCAATCAAGATGATGAGGATGCAGTTGAAAAATCATTTGAAATAATTTCCTCATGTGTTGATAGTGTTTATAACGATGAAGATGTCTGGGCAGCTTCCGATTGTACTAAAAAGGAAGTTAATGACTGGGTGCAATCTCTTACATCTGCACAGTTTGCTAAGATTGAGGGGTTCTTTGATACTATGCCTAGGTTATCTCATACTCTTGAAGTTGTTAATCCTAATACTAAGAAGAAGAATACCATTGAATTAGAGGGTCTAACAGATTTTTTCGGTTAAGTATGTCTCATATTGATCTTGAGACATACTTCAGAATCAACTTTGCTCTCATGCAGTACCATAAATATTCATTATGGGAAGTAGAAAATCTCTGTCCTTGGGAAAGAGACATCTACGTTGGTCTTCTTAGATTACATATTGAGGAAGAAAACCTAAAACAAAAAGCTCGAGAAGCACAAGCAGCTAATGGCTAAATTTTCATCAAAAGCATTTAAAGCACCCAAACTTGGTGGTGCGTCTAAAGTTAAGAGGAAAACTGGCCTTGTTAAAAACGCTAAGGCCACGAGGAAGAGTGTCTATGGGGCTAAAGGCGGTGCGATAAAAGGTAAGAATATATTAAAAGGTACTGGTAAGAAGATTGGGCCTATTAGACCAGACCTTAAACAAGGTGGTATAAAGAAGATTAATAGATTAGTAGAGACTAGAGTTCAGAACCTTGTTCCAAAAATATCACAAAAGATTGAAGCTAAAGTAGATTCCTTTGATCCTAGTAAGTTCATGGGTAAGATCTTTGATGGTGGATTAAATTCATTGAGAGGATTTGGATCCAGTCTTGATGGAATGAAGGGTTCTCTTCAGGGTACAGTTGATTTTCTTAGTAGGGCAACGGAGTTAGCGAATAAGTTTGTAGACAAATTAGGAAAGGTTAAGAGTAAGAAAGGTGGTGGTGGATTCTTTGGTACATTAATTAAGGGACTTGCTGTTGCTGGAGTTGCTGCTCTTGCTGTACCCGCTATAGCTAAGGTCGCCTTATTTGGTGGTGCCGTAACTGCTGGAAAGGCTTTATGGAAGAAAGGTACTGACTTTATTTCGGGTATCTTTAAGAAAAAGAAGAAAAAGAAAAAGGAAAAGGATACTAAAGTTAAGAAGATGAGGAAGAACCTCTTCAAAGGTGTATTGGAGAAGTTCCATAGTACCTTGGATTTCATAAACCCTTTAAAAAGATCAATGAAGAGAGGGGTAGAGGTTGAAGAGAGGGAAGATAAATCAAGGTTTTTTCATAACAAAACCACCGATGGTGTCTTAGGTGGCAACCAGAGAGATGAATTCGCTGTCTATGATACTGCTAAATCTGATCAAATCTTTACTCTAAAGATTGACTCTAAGAATGGAGTGGTTCTTAATGGGAATGAACTTCAACAACAAATAAGAACCAAGCAGGGACAAATAACTGCCAAAAAGTTTGAAAATAAAGGGTTGAAAACTGAGAATGAGTGGCACGAAGACGGCCGCTATGATGATGAAATTGCAAAAAACGAACAAGATATTGCGAGACTAAAGGAGGAAATTAAAGAACTGATAATGACAGAGGGATCTGGTGCTACCAGTGAAAAAAGAATTAAGACAGGTGATGAAACTCCTACTGTTGAAGGTATAGTTCAGAAGGGTGAAGAGGGAGAAAAAGGTGTAGAAGGTAAGAAAGGTGGATTGGGTAGTTTCATACAGAATACTACTCAAAATGTAAAGAATATTGCTGGAGGTATTGTTAAGTCTAGTCCAACGTTTAAGTTGGCAAAGATGGTTCAAGAGAATAGAAAGGCTATAAAATCTCAGAGACAAGGTGGTGCTAAGGGTATGTTTAATCAACTTCCTCAAGTTAAAATGGCCAAGTGGTTAGGTGGTAAGGCAAAAGGTATTGCTGGTGGAATATGGGGTGGAATAAAAGGACTCTTCTCAGATAAGGAGAAGGGTATGAAGAAAGAAGATAGTCAGAAGATAGCTCAACCTGCTACTCAAGGTAAATCTGGAGGTGGAGGCGGAGTAGTACCAGTAAAAGTGCCTGCAGCAAAGAATGATGGTAAACCTCCTAAACAAAAACAAACTCAAAAAGAAATGACTACACCTTCAAATGTCATACCTGCATTGTTGGCAATAGATGCACAGAATATGCATACTCCTTATGCTAAATCAACCTTTAATATAGTTGACGCATTATGAAGACTTCTATATCTACTTTAAAAGTTAATCAGAAGGCACAGAAGTCTGTTGATGCTGCTGAAGGCAGTATTAATAGATTTAAGAATTTTGTAAACACTAGAGCTGGATCTTTAACAGCTCCAGCATCAGATTCTAAAATAACAAGGGCTGCAAATTTTATAACAAATTTTAAAGGGCCTGAAGAAAAGAAAGGTGGCGGATTCCTTGGTAAACTTGCTATGGGTGCTGGTGCATTGATATTGTTACCTATGTTATTGTCTAAAGGTGCTCAAGCAACTCCTCAAGATGCAACTAATCAAGTGATAAGTGCATATGGTGGTGATGATAAAGCAGTTCAACAAGACGTTAAGAAAGCTGAAACAACAAAAGCTAAAGGAAAGAAAGGTTTTGATGATGCTGCAGAAACAGGTAAGGAGATAAGTAAGGATACTGTTGATGATGTGAAGAATATTGGCAAAGATAAGAAAGCTGGGAAACAACCTCCAGAAGAACAGACACCAGAGGCTGCAGAAGCACAAGAGGCAATATCACAGGAAACTGAAGGTAAAGTGGAAGCTCTTTCTGGAACCAGTGATGTTGGAGAACTTGACGTAA